AGATTGGCAACCGGGCACTGAAGAATTGCAAAAAGTTGCACATGATTTGGGAATAAGAAATCAAGGTAGAGTGAGATTATTAATGATGCTTCCTCGTAGCACTTATAGTTTTCATTACGATCCTGATTTATGGAGAGTTCATATACCTTTAATAACTAACCCAGATTCTTTTATGGTAGTAGATGGAAAGTTGTGGCATTTAAAAGAAGGATTTGCATATTTGGTTAAAGTAAAAGATTATCATCCTGTCAAGGGCTGGCATAGTATCGGGGAAATATTCCTTCACTCCAGTAACATAGGTGTAAGCCAGATAATACTTGAGATCGGTAAAAACAGCCTAAGAAACTATCTAAAAATGGGTGATGTGGAAGATCCTGATTTAATGGTCGCGTTTCCCATGCATGAATGGGAAAAATCAGAAGAAGGTAAATGGATCATGGCGCATTCAGTAGAGACTCCTAGCTGGCACAGGTCACAAGATTTCAATACTTGGGGATATGTATATCAGATCCGTGCATATCTAACACCCGAGGATCACACATTTTGGAAGTTGAAGTATGAGTAAAATTTTAGTAACAGGCGGTTATGGCTTGATAGGTCATAATGTCGTAATCAAACTTAAAAATTTAGGACATGATGTCGTTATTTGCGACAATATGACTAATTATGGAATTATTCCTGCTGACGAGATGCAGTATCTGTTATTTTCTAGGGTAAGAAAGGTCGGAGCCTGTAAGCATTATGATTATGATATCAGTAGCAGATACAATATGAAAAAACTCTTTGATTCTGTTACTCCTGATATTGTGATACACCTAGCAAGTTTTCCTAGACAAAAAGTAGTCAATAGTGACCCTGCATTAGGTTCTAGAACTATGAGCGAGGGATTATTAAATCTATTGGAAGAAAGCAAAAAACACAAAGTCAAAAAATTCGTATACATCAGTTCTAGCATGGTATATGGAAACTTTACCGATGATGTTACTGAAGATGCCGTGTGCAATCCTCAAGGTCAATACGGCATCATGAAATTAGCAGGAGAATGGCTAGTGAAAGATTATACCCGACAGGGTTATTTTGATCATGTTATTCTGCGTCCTAGTGCTGTTTACGGACCATATGATGTAGAAGACCGTGTGATATCTAAATTTCTATTATCCGCGATGCGTGGACAAACCCTCAAGGTAAACGGTCCCGATGAATCATTGGATTTTACTTATGTCGATGATGCAGCCGATGGTATCGTGGCAGCTAGCCTGTCTGAAAATGCCAATAACAAAACATACAATATCACTAAAAGTCACAGCAGAACATTGCTAGATGCCGCAAAGCTAGCGATCAGTATCGTAGGTAAAGGAAATATTGAAGTCAATCCTAGAGATTTGAGTTTTCCTAGTCGCGGGGCTTTAAACATTGATAGAGCCAAAAAAGATTTTCAGTTCGACCCTAAGGTTGATGTAGAAGAAGGTTTTCAAATATATTATGAATGGCTCAAAAATAGCCCATTTTGGGCTAGTAAGACAATATAACAAATTACGACAAGAATTACTAGAAGCCACACACGAATCATTGAGTTCTGGCTGTCTTGTTGACGGCCCATTCACCAAGCAGTTTGAGAAATGGTTGCGAAAAAAGACAGGTGCTAGATACGCCTCGCTCACGCACAGCGGTACACAAGCTCTAGAGATGATTGCGCATTATGAATACAGCGATGCTATATCTATCACTAAAACTAGGCCCAGGATCGCTATTCCAAATATCACATATCCTGCCACGCTAAATGCTTTCATCAATGCAGGTTGGGAAGTATCGATACATGACACAGACAAGAATGGTTTGAAAGAATGGATCAATAATAGCGAACCATTTGAATATGACTGTTTAGTGGGTTTATATGGTGCCAGTCCCGATCTCTCAATCGAAGATAGCTTTGGGGTCATCGTCGACGGCGCGCAGCATTGGCTAGAAGCTAACGGAAACTTTGGTCTCGGCATGGCGATCAGTTTCGACCCCACGAAGAATCTACCTTCTAGCGGTAACGGTGGCGCAGTGATTACTAATCATCAGCCCTTGATAGAATTCGTAAAAGAATACAAAAATAATGGTAAAAAACTTCATGAACTATCAGGCACAAATAGCAAGATGAGCGAGCAAGATTGTGCGCAGATATTGGTAAGAGCCAAATATATAGATCAGTGGCAAACAAGGAGAAAACAGATCAGATTGTTTTACATAGATAGATTGAAAAATCTTCCGTTGCGATGCCTCAGCGAAGGTATTGAAAAACATGCTGATCAGAAATTCGTGATATATGTTGAGGGAGAAAGAGATAACTTATTATCTTACCTTGTGGATCATGATATAGAAGCCAAAATACATTACAATAAAACATTATCTGAATTACCTTTAATTAAAACTCTTGGCATAACACATCCCGACATGCTTAGTGTCAGCATGATGTTATCGAAGGGTATTATAAGCTTACCTATCTATCCAGAATTACACGATACTGAAATCGAGTATATTTGTGATATGATAAAAAAGTTCTATGATAAATAAGGCTATGTGGATCTTTGACTTTACTCCTGACTATCTCTGGCACTTGATATTTGCCGCTGGTTTTTTCGGTACTCTAATAGGCTTTGTGTTCAGTTTCATTCCATTGATCAAACAATATCTTGTGCCCGTACGGATTGTAAGCTTACTATTATTATTATTCGGTATCTTCATGGAAGGTAGTTTATGGAATAATAATATCTGGGAAGCCATAATCAAAGAACTTGAATTGAAAGTGGCACAGGCAGAGACAAAGGCATTAGAAGCTAATAATCAGATACAAGAAAAGGTCGTGACTAAAACGCAGATAGTGAAACAAAAGGGAGACGACATCATAAGATATGTAGATCGTGAAGTCGTGAAAAAAGAAGAGATCATAAAGTACATAGAAAATTGTCCAGTACCAAAAGAAGTCGTTGATTCTCATAATGCTGCTGCCACCTTGAATGACACTGCGAAGAAGGTTGAGAAATGAGAATTCTACTCATTTTATTAGCATTGACGGTTTCGGGATGCGGTATTTTTGGTAAACCTGTTCCAGTAAAACCTAAATTTCCTGAAGCCGCCCCCGAATTACTCAAGCAGTGCGAAGAATTAAAAAAGATCGAGGGAGATAAGGTCGCTATAACCGACATGTTGAAAATAATAGTACATAATTATCAACTTTATTATCAATGTTCTACAAAGGTCGAAGGCTGGCAAGAGTGGTATAATAAGCAAAAAGAAATATATGAGCAGGTAAAATGAATAATATAGGGTTTTTGTTTATAACATTGTTGATTACGGGATGCGCTGCTAAAGATCAATTATATTACGACGCGGCTAAGGCTATCAGCAAAGATAATACTATGACGCAGACCGCATGCTGGGCCAGTGTTACTGAAATGGCGAAAAGCCAAGAACCTAGCGTGAGATTGGCAGCACTCTCACTAGCCAGGGAATGTAAGTCAGATGCCCCAAAGATAGAGCCACCAAAGAAAAACATATTGGGCTTTTGAATATACATCCTAGATAAATACTCTATATCTAGGAAAACCGATGTCACAAGAAATTATCGATACAGGCGAATTACCGAATGATGGTACTGGTGATCCCTTACGACAAGCCTTCGAAAAAATAAACAATAATTTCGCTAATCTTTTTGCCTTGACGCAAGTAGAGGGAGAAGTAGTAGAAACCTCTGTGTTTCCTGAATCTAGCAACGCAAACACAGAGATGGCGGGCAACATAAACATTGGTTTATTGGCGAACAATGTTTATTTTACCTTACCGGAAAGCGCATCACCCCTAGAAATAGCAGCTTTCGATACATTCGCTTATGTCGCTAATCTAACAGTTCCTTCAGGACCTTACGGAAATCAAGAGTACATCAATCTAGGAAACACGCCCAATGATGGACAGGGTGATCCACTGCGTGTAGCATTCAACAAGATCAACAATAACTTCAGTAACTTATTCTTTACCACAACTGTTACTGCTAATTCTTTTTCCGCTGGACTCGATAGCAATCAGGTAATCTTTGAAACTAACGCCTCAAATTTTTCACAAGCTCAGTTTCAGATCAGATCGAGTGATCCGGGAACGCCTGACATGTTAAATATCAACTTATCCGCATCTATAACAAATAATCTAGATGGTGTAAAATTCACGGCATATGGTACTACTTTTGAAGGAAACGCATTGTGTCGCTATGACATGGATGTTGAGGCGGGAAATGTTAGAATTTTAGTAAATCCACTGCAAGATACTGTGATTTTACATTTTATAGCGGCTCAGATCACATGGATCGGTGAACCTGCTCCCGGCGTGGATATACAGCTTGATGGATACCCTGCAGGCAATTTATTGGGTACGCAGACAGACCTAATCATAACTACAGAAGATTAAAATGAGAGCCCGCGAATTCATAACAGAACAAAGATTAGATCAGATACATGATGGATTGGATATCGCATCTAAAGCACTCCCACATACTTATATTATTCCTGAATTGAAAAATAATGATTTCTATGAATTATATAGATTTGGTGTAGCGATTGCGGCAGTGAGGGGAGAACAGCATAGGGAAGATGATGTCATCGATGTCACTCAACCCAAATTCAAGAAATCAAGTGCATGGGGAGAGCAGCAGATTGTGAGCAGTTTTGATCCCAATGTTGGAAAAGTCATCGACAGGGCTTTGTCAAAAGTAGGCAAGCACGGCA